GATACTGTTCGCTTCGATCCGATCCGATCAAGTCGGGTGGGTGGGTGGGTGCCCTACCGTTCCACTGGTTCTTTTTCTTTCTCGATCGATCCGATTCGATTGGTAATCTGTCCTTCGATCGTCTGGGGCGATCGTTTCATAATCAGTTGTCCGAGTCGATCGATCAGCTGATCCTTTGATAGCGAGTCGATCTTTGCGGTTAGTACCTCACGTCGATCGATATAAAGTCCTCCGACCTTGCCCCTGTGGATCTCAGCCGTGATCGCTGCGTTGATCTGCCCCTGCTCCCGTGCCTCCTCACGCAAGTCGTGGAGGGCGGTGAGGTGTCCCTCCATAGAAACTCTATCCCTCTCCGCCTCTTTGATTTCCTGGTCGATCAGATAGTTTCTGAGAAGTGGGTTGTGGTTCAGTAAGACGCTGCCCTGTCGTTTAGCTGCGGCTCGATTCTTTGTATACCCTGCTTTTACCGCTGCTTCCGTTGCATTCTGTCCTTTGAGATACTCTCGAGCGAACTTCTTTTGCTTCGGATTTAGTGGTTGCCATCTCTTACCATCGGGGTCGATATACCCATTGCCATCGTCAGCAGGTTGCATCGGAGTGTACTGTAAGTCTTTCATCAATGGATCCGAGGGCTGTAGGAGTGTCTTCTTTATTCTAGAAAATAAAATAATTTATAAAAAGTGAAACTTTCGCTCGCGGCCTCTCATATCTATTCTCTGTTCTCAAACTAATAGATCTCATAGTTTCTATTACTTTTCGTTCTCACCACTCACGGCCCCTGTCCCTCGTATCTATTGCATTCTTTCCTCGATCTATTACTTCTATTACTCTATTAGTCAATTCTGTTAATTTTTTTTAAAAAAGTTTTTTTTCTAAATAGACAATATCAGTGATATTCCTAATCGTTTCGATAGGCACAAAAAAGCCCGCTCACGGCGGGCTAATCACGGTTAGTGGTAGGTGTTATTCATACCAAGGTTCTAATGGCCATCTCTTAGCTTCATAAAACCTTGCGTGTGAAAAATCCCAAATGGTAAACAAGTGAGCTTTGTTTTTGTAAGTAAATGTAATCACGTGGATATGTGGTAGAAAGAACTTGTGGTCTACGTTCTCAACTCCTGGGAAGTTACAAAAATCCAGTGTTAACGCCTCTGGTTCGTAAGGTATCTCGCCCGAGTTCAGTTTATAAAATACATCTGGATTTGCTTCTACGATCCCATTCCAATCTAGCTCGTCCCACCAAAAATCATCGTTGAGGAAATAATCTATAAGGTCTTGACCTTCGAGTCTTATTCCTGTTTCGTGTGCTTCAGCCATACTTTCTCCTTGCTAAAGTAAAGCGCCCCTTTCGGGGCGCGGTTACGGTCTATACCAATGGCAAATCGTAAGGTACTGCCTTATATAGATGGTGTTGTAGTAACGTAGAGAGATCTACTTTCCGTAGTAACGGGTTAATTAGATCTTCTTTCGGCCATACTTGACGGCTTAGTTCGTGAGAGCAATGTAATAGCGCGTCCCACTTTTTGTGTTGACTTACGTTATCTTTATAGTATTGCTCTTCCTTTGCCGGTAGCGGCTGCGTACCCCTAATCATATGGTACAAACTACGTTCCCATGACTGTAGGTGTAAACCGTTATCGTGGTAGTCGTATATCCACCATACGATATTATTATCTTGGTGGTCTATCCAACCCGAATCGTCCGTCACGAAACCGCGCTCGTCACGTTTACGTTCTGACCAATGGGCCGTCGTAGGTATTTGGTATAACCCTTCCCATGAGCGGTAATGCTTGGCTAAAGTGCCATCCGCTAACTGGGTCAGGCCACGGTACAAATCTGGGTTACGGTATTTCAAATTATGTAACCCCGCCGCAGTCGAAACTAATACGCCTATCGAATCAGTCTCACCGTACTGTAACTCGACTTCTATCATCCCGAAGTTATCTAACTCACGATCGTAAGGTATCTGTGACGGATCTCTGTCGTACCAAGCTAATGGCGTTTTATAGTAAGTGTTCTGGTCTTCGTTAGGCGGTAAATCGTCTATCCATTTAGTCGAATCGGTGAACCACCGTTCCAATATAGAGCTATACGTTTTTGTTTCGTAACAGTAATCTGTAACGAAACTACTTTCGCAAGTACCTACTTCGAAAAACTTATCGAGGTGCCTAGCTTTAATGTAATGCGCGTTAACTTGGACGAACTCGTCGTCGCTCCACTCGCATATCTCTTGGATAGGTACGAGCAACTTGTTAATGTCACTGGCGATCGTTTTTAACGTCGTCTTATGGGTAACGGTCTCCCGTGGAAGATCGTTTTTAGTTTTAAGGTTAGTGGTGATGGTCTTTCTCCTTTCTAATGTTTAACCGTATTCGGGCGCGGGTAAACCCGCGCCCTATTTTTATTATACCGCGCGGAATAGCGCGATTATAAAAAACCACTAAAAAAACCAACGGCGGGAAGCGACTAAATCGTTAACCCTTCTATTGTGCCGTCGCTATCGTGTTTATAGCGGTGGACTAATCGCTCGTATTCCTTAATCTGCAAACGTAAAACTTTCTTATCAAACTCGCTGGCATATTTGACGTATTGATGTCGCCTTACAATATCTACTGCCATGGCGTTGAGTACGTTGCCTTGTGCTTTATCGAGTGGCGTTTCGTTATCTTCGTTTCTCATATTAAAGCCCACCCCGTCGAGGCTGTATTGGTCTTAACGAGCTTGCCGTTTTTCCCGATGTAAACAGGTACAAAATCACAAAAGTCTGGCGACTTTCTGCTAGTGCGAACGTAATACTCGCATCCTTCCTCTGGTTTAAAATCGCGTAAACGCTTCCTTCCTAGGGCTATACCAAGCCCTTGATCTTTCTTGCTTATCCAATACATATCGTCTCCTTTCTACTTTCCGATGTGTTTAATATCCGACTCGGGAATAACTTGGTAGGCACCTTTGTTATACGCTGGTGCGATCGTCGCTCGAGTAGCGGGTCGATCATCACGGCGGCTAGTGCAATCCATAATCGCTGGTCGGGATGGGTAATTAATCTCACGAAGAGCCTCTGGTCGAGGCTCCCGTGGTTTTAGCGGCACGAATGGCCGCTGTTTTGGTTTAGTGTTACGAAGCATTTTGTATCGTTTAGGCATCTCGAACGTACTCGTCTGCATAATCATGGATACTACGATCTTCGTCGACGTAGTCATCGTCGTCGTCGGTAGTCGTAATAGGTACGACTGTTTTCGGGAACACTTTATCGTAAGCGTCGGTGCCGACAAGCGCGTCACGTAACGCAATCTTACGTCCGTTACCGTACTCGTCAGTTTCCGCTTTGTCGTCTAACCATTGGTAAAAGTGTCGAAACTTTATCTCGTCGTAAAGACGTCCCGACGTGTTTTCGTCGAATATCGTTTTCCGACGGGGGTCGATATGACTATAAAGTTGGGCTAGGCTCAAAACCTCTGGGAAATCTAAAGTAACTTGCCTTTCTAACTTATTGAAACACCCGACTTGTATGGCACAAGCCTCGGCTGCTCTTACCAGATGGTAAGCGATATCGTGACTAAGACCGTGGTGGTGCTGGGCATATTCTTGGAGAATATCTAACACATCTTTATCCGTTACTGGCATCTATGCCTCCTTTCTTCTTTCTAGTTAATAATCGGGCGCGGCTACCCGCGCCCTTAATTAATTATAACCCGCCGAATACGGCGACTATAAAAAACCACTAATAAAACAACGGGCGATTATTCTACGAACTGCGGCCTTTCGTACACCTTGTACGTTTTAAGTTCTGGGTGAGTTTGATAAGTATCTATTAGAAACTGTAACAGTGTTCTCAGCTCTGGCTGTAGGTATTCGTCGTAATCCTTTTCGTCGGCAAGTCTACGGTTTACTTCGAGGACTATGTTCAGAAGCCTATCGTTTGTGTCTCTCATTCTTACTCCTCGCTTATCTCCAGGATCTCCCAATCAATCTGATCTTCCGCAGATTTGTAAGGCATAAGTTCTGGCAAGTATTCTGTAATCCGCTCCATAGCGTCGTCTTTACTATAAGCGTCAACTAAAAACTCGACCTTGACATAATGTTGCTTTCGCTCTGGTTCTTCACCACCGTGGATACGTTCGATCTCGGCAGCGTCATGTAACTCGCGTGCGCGATCAATATCACTCACGATACGGCCTCCTCTGCATACTCTCGTGCTTGTCGCATCCGAGCCATAATGACTAATGTGTTGCAACCACCGCAACATTGTCCGTCTGCTAGTGGTTGCGTCCT